TCGGTGCAGGAGAGAGTTGCTTGCGGGCGCTTCTGGAAACGGAGGCGCCCATTTTTTTGGACTTGAGATGACAGCACGGAAACCGAGCGAGCCAAAAAGGCGACTGAAGGGTACTCGCAAGCAACGAATTACCAAGCTTCTCAGGGATGTCGAAAGGCGGCTGGATTTCACGAACAACAAAGTAACACTGGCGGATTTCATCCGGCTGACGCAACTGGAACGGGAACTAGAAGAAGAGGAGCAGCCGAGGGAGATCATCGTCACGTGGAAAGATCCAGCGGAAAAACGCTGCTGATTGAAATAGATTATGCGCCACTCCCTTCGCAGAACAGGTTTCATACTTCCACGGCGAGGTTTAAAGGGTTTTCTGGGCCCATAGGTTCAGGAAAGAGTCAAGCGCTGTGTCAAGAAGCGATTCGCCTGAGTTACCTGAATCCAGGCCGGCAGGGATTAATTGGAGCACCGACTTACCCAATGTTGCGGGACGCAACTCTAACCAGCTTCCTGGAGGTATTGGCGAGTAACCGCATCCGGCATGAGCTGAATAAGTCGGAATCGGTGCTGCTGATGAAGGACACTGGCTCGCGGATATATTTTCGCGCGGTGGACGACTTTGAACGACTGCGGGGAACGAACTTGGCCTGGTTCGGACTGGATGAGCTGACTTACACGTCGGAAGAGGCGTGGTTACGGCTGGAAGGCCGGTTGCGCGATCCGCGGGCATTTCGCCTGTGCGGATTCGCGGTGTGGACGCCGAAGGGATTTGACTGGGTGTATCGGAGATTCGTGCGGAATGTAATCGCTGGATATGACGTTGTGGTTGCCAAGCCGTTCGAGAACAAACACGTGCTTGACAAGATCCCGGACTTTTACGAGCGATTGCGCGGAAGTTACGACGCAAGGTTTTTCGAGCAGGAAGCGCTGGGCGAGTACCTGAACGTCCAGGCCGGAGTGGTTTATCCAGGATTCCAGCGCGCTCGCAACATTAGAGAGCTGCAGATCGACGGGGCGCTGCCGTTGTTCTGGGCGCTGGACTTTAACGTGGATCCCATGAGTTCGATCGTGGCGCAAAAGCGCGGCGAAGACATTCTGGTGCTGGATGAAGTGGTGCTCAGGAAGGCGAGCACTTTGCAAGCGTGCGAGGAGTTTCATGCGCGGTATCCGAATCATCAAGCGGGCATCGTGATTTACGGCGATGCGACCGGGCAGCGGCTGCAGACGGCCGGGACAACGGATTACCGAATCATCCGGGAATATTTCCGGCAAACGGCGTACCGAAGCTTGAAGTTTCGAGTGCCGGCGAGCAATCCGAGCGTTCGGGAACGGATTGGTTTAGTGAACGCAAAGTTATTTTCGGCGAGCGAAGAAGTTCGGCTGCTGATCGATCCGCGGTGCCGCGGGCTTATAACGGATTTCGAGGAAGTAACCTACAAGCCTGAAAGCAGCGTGATCGATAAAGAGCGGGATTCCGAGAGGACCCACCTGTCGGACGCATTGGGTTACCTGATATGGCAAGAGTGCGGGCCACGCCCGGTGTTCGGCGAGCAGAGCCGGCGGTTGATTTGACTACGAAAGAATACCTGATGAACATTGGCAACGGCGGTCCCGATATTATTCACGAGCATCCGGAATATGCGGCGAAGAGGGCCATGTGGCGGCAGTATCGCGATCTATATTCTGGCGGCGCCCAGTTCATCGGGAATGCGGATCAATACCTGGTCCAGCGGCAGAAGGAACCGGGTGACGTCTATGTGGAACGACTGAGCCGCAGCTTTTACGAGAACTATGTAGGTTCGATTGTGGACTGGTATACGGCCACGCTCTTCCGGCGCGAACCGGTGTTGAACTTTGAGGGGGACGGTGAGCGGTCCAAAACATTTTTTGGGGTGTTTACCGAAGATTGCGACCTAAAGGGTACGAACCTCTCTGAGTTTTTCCGGCGGCAATTTGTAGAGGCGCTGGTATGTGGGAAGAGCTACATACTGATTGACTTTCCGCGGCTGGACGGGTTAATCGGCACACGGGCCGAGGAGGACGAGCGGGGGGCCTCGCGCGCCTACTTACTCAGTTACGCAGCCGATGAACTCATCAATTGGAGTTACGACGACCACGGAAAATATCAGTGGGTGGTGTTGCGGACGCAGAGTTTGCGCAAGGACAAGCTCGAAGATGCGGGGTGGTGGAAGCAGACGCGGTGGGTTTATTACGACAAGGAAAACTACCGGATCTACGAACAAGTAGAGGAGGGGAACAAACGCGGGCTGGTGGAGGTGGTGGCCGAGGGGCGGCATGGATTAGCCAAGCAGGCGCAAGTGCCGCTGGTGGAGCTGCGGGTATCGGAAGGGCTGTGGTTGTTGAACAAAGCGGCGTCGCTACAGCTGGAGCATTTCAATAAGTCGAATGCGTTGGGATGGGCGCTCACCATGGGGTTGTTCGCGATGCCGGTAATTTATTCGGAACGCGATTGGGACCAGGTGATGGGTGAGTCTTACTACATTCAGCTTGGACCGCAGGATCGTTTTGGATGGACGGAGCCGCAAGGGAATGTTTACCAGATTGCGGCGGATAATCTGACGAGGCTGCAGGAGGAAATTTACCGGGTGTGCTATGTGAGCCACGCGGGAGGCGCACTGTCCGGAAATGCAACGCAATCGGGGGTAAGCAAGCAGCGCGATTATGCAATCACTCAGGAAGTATTACGGGCTTACGGAGACGCAGTTAAGGATTCGATAAAGCGGGTGCTACGAGCCGTTGAACGAGCGCGGGAGGACGGATTGAGCATCGGCGTATCGGGGATGGATGAATTCGACATTGGTGATTTTGGGACGGAGCTGCAAGACGCGCAGATGCTGCTGAACTTAGGTATCGAGTCACCGACGTTGAAGAAGCAAGTTTTCAAAAAACTGGCGTTTCAATTCCTGTGCGATGCCCGGCAAGAAGTGAAAGACCGGATTGGAAGCGAAATCGATCAAGAGTAAAGGCGCAGGAGGCGTATGGAAGAAGAAAAGGCCGACGGAACAGAGCTGCGGTCTCTGATACGGGGCGTGATTGACGAGTTTGTCCACGCCGAGCAGGCGAAGGCTGAGCCAGCGTACAAGGCGGAATTGCTGGATGAGCGGAAGCGGCGTGAGGACCTGGAAAAGCGAGTCAACGATCTGGTTCAGGAAAATGCCCGGAGCCGCAAGATGGCGGAAGAGGCGGAGCGCGGCTCGTCGATCCGCGCGGAACTGCAACAGCTGGGTGTCGTCAAAGTGGACTTAGCGTATCGCGCCGTGAGAGATGACGTACAACGGCGGGAGGATGGCCAGTTGATCGCGCGCAGCGGTCCGGACGAAATGGCGCTTCGAGACTATCTAAAACAGTTTGTGCAAGAGAATCCCGAGTTATTGCCGGCGCGGATCACTGGGGGATCGGGCATGGGATCCGGGCCGAAAGCCAGCTCCAATACAAGCGCGCTTGATCTGGACAAAATTCGACCGGGCATGAGTCCGGAAGAGCTGGAGAAGATCCGCCAAGAGGTCTCGAGGGTGGCGAGTCTGGCGCTACGAGGCATGTGAAGGGGACGTCCGGGGGATGAGGCTGAAGGGCTCGTCCACCGGCGTAGGTTGAAGAACAATTAAAAGAGGTGAAGGTGAATGCCAACAATTACATCAGCAAATGTAGCAAACGCGATCGTGAAGCTGGTCGCAGTGGACGCCTTGCCAGCGCTGGTGAGCAACCTGGTGATGGGCAATTTGGTCAATCGAGACTATGAACCTACGCTGGCTAATGCTGGCGATACGGTGAACGTACCGATTCCTCCCACATTAGTGGCAAACAATATCGCCGAGGGCGGCATGGTTCAGACGCAGAATCCGAACCTTGGAAACGCGCAGATTGTGCTGAACACGCACGCGGAAGCGACGTTCCAGATTCCAGATATCACGAAGGTGCTCGCGGTGCCGGACCTTCTGAAGCTGTACATGCAACCGGCGGTGGTGGCAATCGCGGAACGGATCGAATCGGACATTCTGAGCCTGTACGCGCAGTTCACTTCGAACACGGCGGTGGGAACCGCAGGCATCGCACTAACGGAGGCCACGGTAGATGCGGCTGAGACGGCGCTATTCCAGGCGAAAACTCCGGGTGTTGCGAGTAAGTATCTGGTGGTGGATCCGACGAGTTACTCCGCAATGAGACAGATTCCGCGTTTTAGCGAATATTACTCAGCGGGCGACGCCGGGTTACGAGCACTTGTGGATGGGGCGGTTGGCAAGATCAAGGACTTCTTCGTATTTCGGTCGCAGTTGGTGCAGAAGACGGGCAGCGGACCGGTGAATACCCACAACCTGGCTTTTTCGAAGGACGCGATCGGGCTGGTTATCCGGCGGCTTCCACAACCGCTTCCCGGAACAGGCGCGATTGCCGAATATGCGGAGATGGGCAATTTTGGAATCCGGGTGGTAATGAGCTACCAGCCGAACACTCTGGGGCAGCAATTCACTGTGGATGTCCTATACGGAACGGCGGTTCTTCGAAATTCGTTCGGGCTGCAGGTGAATAGCTAGGCGAAAGATAACAGCGACGCGGGCGGGCGATAGAAATGGTCTGTCCGCGGCGACAGAGGAGTGGGATGGATCTACGAGTGTTCTTTCAAAAGTTACGAAAAATTGAGCAGGAGATTGCGGCACCCCATGTAGTCGTGGTTAGTCACGAGACGCCTGACGGAGGCCGGCCGGGGCAGCTGGCCGAAGTATCGAGAAGCGTGGCAGCGCGCCTCATTCTAGAAGGACAGGCTCATCTGGCTACCGAGGAGGAGACGTCCGGGTTTCGAACGGCGGCGCAAAAGGCCGTCGAGGAGGCGGAACAGAAGTTGGTGGCATCCAAAGTTCAAGTGAACGTGATCTCAGACGCGGATCTTCGAGCGATGAAGAACGCAGCGCGAGCGGAGAAGCGGTAAGGGCAGACAGCATGGCTCTCTTTAGCGATGGTCCCATCAGCGCCGCGGGCGACTTGCAACGTTACGAGAATGGCATCCTCAACGTCGCGGCGACAGAAGGTATCGACTTAGGGGCGAAGATTGTGCTGGCGCAGCAAGACGTTGCGAACGACCTGTTGCTGTTTCTTTTCAAGCGTTCCTCGCTGCGGGATTTTTCATTGGCTTTTCGACGCGCGCAAGGCGTCAAGGATGTCGTGGTCACCGAGCCGCTGCGCCAATGGCACGTCCACAAGACCTTGGCGTTGATTTATCGGGACGCATACAATAATCAGCTGAACGATCGCTATCAAGGTAAGTGGACGGAATACGAGCAGCTCGCAAAGGCTAGCGCACGGACTTACTTTCAGCTAGGAGTGGGATTAGTGGTCGATCCTGTTCCAAAAGCTTGCGCTCCGGTGTTGTCGACCATTGAAGGAACCGCAGCGGGCGGGATGTTCTACGTCGCAGTGACGTGGGTGAACGCATCCGGCCAAGAAGGCGCGCCAAGCAGCCTCGCCGAATCGAGCACATCAGCGGGCCAGCAACTGGTAGTGACGGTTGAGGGGCTGCCGCTTAACGCGACAAGCTGGAACGTTTATGTTGGAACGTCACCGGCCGCGCTGAATTTACAGAATCAAAGCGCAGCGGCTATGACTAGCTGGACGATGACGGCGGGTCCTACTGCGGGTGCGCCAATTCCCATGGGCCAACTGCCGACGTGGTTCATTGTAGATCATCGGGTGATGGAGAGAGGCTGAGCATGCTGCAAATCGCAGGTTCCAGCACGAAGAAGGTATTAGGCGTGCTGGCTGCGGCCGGCGGAGTGCCAGCCGCCGTGGAAGCCTTAGTACTGCAGCAGGGGATCAAGCTGGCTTCTTTAGGGCCGCAGCAGATTATCGCGCAGAACGTGGCGCCAGACGTCGCCGAGCAAAGCGTCATTAGTAACTATCCGCTCATTTACGTTTATTGCAACAAGGTGGTCAACGAGCTTCGGGAGAAGTTTCGAACATTTTCCGGCGATGCGCAGATGGTTGTGGAAGCTCGTGTTTCGCAGGATCGGTTGGACCAGATAGAAACGACTTTACAGGCGTATATTGACGCAATCACTCAGGTGCTAGACAACAGCCGCGGAGATTGGGGCGACGGCGTAATGTTCGCCGGCGGATACGAGGTTACCTTTAGCGGCGCAAAGCACGGTGGGCGGAACTTTCTGCAAATTGCGAAGGTTGCATTTACTTTGGAGATCAGCGCGGGCTAGTGGGCGCATAGTCAGACTTCTTATGTCCTATATCCTTTCGAATGACAATCGGTTCTACGTGGCGTTGGAGGGAAGCTACGGCGCCGCGGCGGCGATCAGCGCGAGCAATCGAATTCCAGCGGTGAAGTTGACGACCAAGCAACAAACGGAAAAAGTAACGAGGGCGGACAAAACAGGGTCCAGGACGTTCGCGGGAAATCCGAGCAGCCAGCGATTACAGACCAGCTTCGGGTTGAAAACGTACATGGCGAACTGGGGCAATCCCAGTGCTATTCCACCGCACGGACCTTTGTTTCAAGCATGT